TCGTGGCTACAGAATCTTTGAAAGCATTCGTGCTATGGTCGCTGCTGAAGTTGAGACTTCCGACGTTGATTCTAAAATTGCCCAACAAGCCAATGAGCTTGCGGAACTACAAGAGAGCTTAACCACGGTAAACCAAAGGCTATCAAACTCTCTTCACGAAAACACTATGCTTTCTAGTAAAGTAGAGAGTTTGAACGAAACAAACGAACAGTTGACTGAAAGTGCTAAACTTCCGTTTAAATCTTCTGAGTCTGCTGTAGTTATAACTAACGAAACCGATTCGAGTCGTCCTTCGCGAGAAGCGGCTAACAACATCTTCCTCACCGAAGACGTAATCAACCTGTCAAAGCAGGAAGTCTTAAAGGACTAAAAATAAAATTATGTTAAATTCTAATCAGAATCAATCTTTATGTGAGAAGTGGGAACCAATCCTGGAAGGCATCGGTGATGAATCAACTCGTCAGATGACTGCTGTACTCCTAGAGAACCAAGCCAAGAGTATTCTTACAGAGAATTCTCAAGATGGCGGTACTCTTGAAGAGGCAACTACTGTGGGCAACCTCGGTACTTTCCAAAAGTTCGCATTTCCTCTCGTCCGCCGGGTCTTCCCGGAACTAATCGCTAACAAAATCTGTGGTGTACAGCCTATGCAAGGTCCTGTATCTCAGATTTTCTACCTAGGTTACAACCGTGCTGGTCGTGACGCTGGTGGTGCGGCTCTATCTGAAGTAGTGTACTCTAAGTACCAAATGGTATATGGAGGTCGTATGGGTAAAGCCCAAAACAACATCGGCTCTCTTGATAGCGCTGCTGCTGCTGCAGGTACTGGTGGCTTCTCTTTATCCGGCTTGTCTTCCGTTGACGGTGCTGGTAAGGCTCGTACTTTTGGTACTGCTGTAGCTGAAGCTATTGCTGCCGGTGGTGGCAACCAAGAACAATCATTGTCTGCTCAGACTGCAGGAGGTCGTATTGCGAACTTCCCTAACTCTGGCATCGCTGGTCCTCAGTACTTCGTGTCTGCGGGTGAGCGTTTAGCTGGCTCTGGTATTCCTGAAGTTAACTTCACTATCGANCAACAGTCTGTGACTGCACGTACTCGTAAGTTCCGCGCCCTATGGACGTTGGAAGCTTCACAAGACCTTCGTGCTTACCACAACTTGGACCTTGAGCGTGAATTGACTGAGCTTCTTTCTAAGGAAGTTGCTTTGGAAATCGACCGTGAAATCGTTGAGTCTATTCGTAACTTAGCTTACGGCATCGTTCCGGGTCTAAACAACTCTGAATGGGATGCTTACACTGATGGAGGTAACTCTAACAACTTTGGCAACACTGGCTTACCACAGGGCGCAGGTCCTAATGGTGGTGGAACAGGTGCTCAAGGTAGCTTTACCTATGACCAACCACAAGGTACTAACGCTAACGACGGCTATACTCCTAACGAGTATGGTTTAGGTAGTGCTCACGATGGCTTGACTATGCCTAGCGCTGCTGCTAAAGGTTCTAACGTATTCTACGTTGACTTTGGTACTACAGCACTTGGACTTGCTCCTCGTCACGTAGGCGAAGTTTACAGTAACTTAGTTGCTGTTGTTAACTTTGCTTCACAAGACATCTACAGAACAACTCTTCGTTCTGCTGCAAACTACATGGTATGTTCACCTTTCGTGGCAGCTATGCTTCAGTCTGCTGCTAAACTAGAGGGTGGTATCTCTTCTTCGGAAGCGGGTTCTCTAGGTGCTACGATTGAGTACAAAGGTAAGTGGATGGGTCAGTATGACGTTTACGTCGACCCGCTTTATCCAGAAGACGAGATTCTCCTTGGTTACAAGGGTGCTTCTCCGATGGATGCTGGCTTTGTGTACGCCCCGTACATTCCGCTCCAAATGCTTCCAACTATCACGGACCCACAAACGTTCCAACCAAGAAAGGGTTTGATTACTCGCTATGCGACTGCTCAAATTAATCCTTCTTCAAGGTTCTACCGTATCATCCGTATCGTTGGTGCAGATAGCCGTTACTTGACAACTCCATTCATGAAGGCGTCTGCGGTAAATAACTTGTCTTACACCGCTTACTAAGGAGACTTAGTATAGCAATAACAAGAAGCCCAGCTATTTTAGCTGGGCTTCTTCCATATATAATAGTGTATGTCAAGTGGACCAGTAAAACCGAATTTCTCATGGGGACCCTTTTTAGTCGACCGTCATGGTGCAGGCTCCAACGCCTCTAATATTACAGCCCCTTCTGGAGATATCCCTTATGATTCTTTAAACAGAAGGTACTTCTCTGAGAATGTGGAGTTTAACAGGTTTTACATGATTATTAAAGACTGGGTTAAATCCAGGTTAGGTCACCCAGTTGTACGAGTTGAGCTGGATGATTTCCAAATCTTAACTGCTATTGATGAAGCAATAAGTAAGCTGGACTACCACGCACCAGATTGGTGTACGCAATTAGCTGCCTTCACAACAGAGCCGGGCTGCAATATGTACGAAATGCCGTCGTTTATCGTGAATAACTTTAGGTACGCAGCGTACAAGAAATCTCTACTTAGTGTACCTTTAGCAGGTCAATCCATGGAAATGGACTTCTTCATTAAGTATTTCCAAGATAATTTCCTCTTCCAAGACTTCGCGGTTAGTGATTTTCTTCTAATGAAGATGCACCTCAAATCTATTAGAAAGATTCTTGGGCGCGAAGGGTCTTTTCAAATTACTAACAACAAGTATCTTATGGTGTACCCAACACCACAACTCTCTGACCAAGATAGTGTGGTAATAGAATACAAGTGCCTCAACTCCGATACCTTACACCACTACTTCATCAGCTGGCTTCAAAGATACACCTTAGCAATATCTAAAGGTATTTTAGGAGAGATTAGAGGGAAGTACGCTACCCTTCCATCCCCTCAAGGTGGTGCAGTTCTAAACGGTCCCGCACTTATAGCAGAGTCCCAACGAGAAATGGAACTCCTAGAAAATCAGCTTCTATCCGAGATTGAAGAACCTGCCGTGTTTACTACTTACTAATGGTCGAAGTATCTGGACCTCCGTATGATAGGTATCCTCCCATGGTGGATGGTACTAGGGAAACGTTTTACAATGGCAAACGTCTCTCTAATGTTTTTGATATCAAGCGCCAAATCTTTGAAAGAGAAAATAAAAATTTTAGAAGCTTAGAGTTTTATCGAAAGACGTCGAGAGAACTTTTAAATATTTTTTCTGATGCGCAAATTGTAGGAGCAGACAACGAAATACAAAGCGTTGATTGTAATTATGCTAATTATGAAAGAGCTATTGCGATGCTATTTAAGACTCGGAACCTAACTCTACCTCAAATGACGATAGCAATTTCGGATACGGAAGAAGATTTGGAAAGAAGAAAACCTAATACAGATATTGAGTTTTGGACGATTCACGATAAGGAAAGTATGAGGTACACCCGTGTGGCTGCTATGGCACCTAAAGCTGTTAAAGTCTCCTACCAACTCCATTTATGGTCGAGGTATGTTGAAGACATGAACCAGCTTGTGGAGTATGTAATGGGTAAGTTTCGACCTCAACTTAGAGTGGGAACCGATTTTATTACAAATGCACCCGCGTTCATAACCGATATATCAGATAACTCTACACTAACAGTCCCCGATAGAGAGGACCGAATAATTAAGAAAACTGTTACCTTTCAAGTAGAGACTTGGATGCCTACTAGGCAGTACATGATTCAAAGTAATGGAGCTCTCCGAGAGATGCGGTACGACGTTGAGCTTAAAACTGATATAGCATTTTCCGGGACAGGCACCCCTTCTCAATCCATTCTTGATACCTCAGGGCAACAGACTGCAATACTCTACCCACCCTCTTCTACTTAATTTTTTAAAAAGGGACTTTTTTTACCTACCAATTAACTAAATACTAGAGAGGAAGAAGTTTATGAAAAATCGCANAATANTAAATACCGCAGGACAGGATTTAGAAATAGTTNTAAAGTCTGGTCGCTTATTTGAGCATATCTGCTTAACTCCCGGACAGAAAATTTCTGTTCCGGAGAACTCTATNACAGACACTTGTCTGGAGCTTCACAAAAGACATCTTCTCAATATAATTTAAGGTAAAATATGGCTAATTTCGTTTCCCCTGGTGTATACACGATTGAAAAGGACGTATCTGATTACGCTCCTTCCGTCAATCCATCTATCGTTGGTTTGGTAGGCTTCGCTTCTCGCGGTCCTGTCAACACTCCAACTCTGCTTACGACCCCTGCCCAAGTGCTTCGGGAGTTTGGTACTCCGGACCTCATTACTGGTGGTCAAGGTATTTACGCGGCTTTGGAGATTCTTCAAAAGACTAACCAAGTTTACTTTGTTAGAGCTGCAACCTCCGATGCAAATGATGCCCGATACACTATCCCTTTAGTTACCCACCCCAATATTGAAGTGAATATGGGCGCGTTTACAGGACTTCGAAATGGTCTTGTGGCTTACAGATTTGATGTTAATGCTTATGACAAGAATGGAGCATCAACCACGGATGGAGTTACTTTTTATGCTTACCGTGACCGCCCTTATGCT